CTAGATCACATTGCAAATGTCGAACTCGGTAAAGGGAAACTCGACTATTCAGAGTATGGAAATCTACATACCCTTTACCGACAAGACTATGCAAAGTTCCTTGAGTATAATGTCCAAGACGCTGTACTGGTTGAGGAACTAGAAGAGAAACTTGGATTGATTGAACTGGTGCAAGCCATGAGTTACAATGCAAAGTGTAACTACAATGATACTTTCGGTATGGTGAAGTATTGGGAAACGATCATTTACAACTTCCTCAAAGAACAGGGAATACAAACACCACCACAAAAACTAAAGACTGGTAACGACAAGATGAAACCTATCATAGGTGCATATGTCAAGGAACCACTGGTGGGTGGTCACAACTGGGTTGTATCATTTGACTTGAACTCACTGTATCCACATATCATCATGCAGTACAACATCAGTCCTGAGAAGATGGTGAAGGAATACAAAGAAGATGTATCTATTGATAGACTTCTCAACAAACAAGTTGATATCTCTTATCTAAAACAACAGAACAATACTGTATGTCCTAACGGGACAAAGTTCAAAAGAGATCGTCAAGGTTTCCTTCCTGAACTCATGGAGAAGTTCTACGATGAGAGAAAAGCTTGGAAGAAAAAGATGATCGATTATCAGATTGAACGAGAGTCTTGCAAAGATAGAAAACGAAGAAGAGAACTCGACACTCTCATCAAGAGAGCAAACAACAATCAGATGGTTCGTAAGATTGCATTGAACTCAGCTTACGGTGCATTGGCAAATCAGTATTTTGCATTCTTCTCTATTGATCTTGCCGAGGCAATCACTACATCAGGTCAGTTGATTATCCAGTGGTCAGAGAGAACTATCAATGACTTCATGAACAAGACCCTTGGAACTGAGGATGAAGACTTTGTGATTGCAATGGATACTGATTCCGTGTATATCACCATGGACAAACTGGTTCAGAAAGTTCTTCCCGAAGAAACAGACAAGAACAAGATCATTGACTTCTTGAACAAGTCCGAAGGGATGTTTGAGAAAGTTCTTGCAGATGGATTTGATGATCTTGCAGAATACACAAATGCATTTCAGAACAAGATGGAAATGGGGAGAGAGGTAATCGCTGACCGTGGTATTTGGACTGCAAAGAAAAGATACATTCTAAATGTCCACGACAACGAAGGTGTAAGACTTGCAGAACCGAAACTCAAGATGATGGGTATCGAGACTGCAAAGTCTTCCACACCACAATGGGTCAGAACAAAACTCACAGAAGCTTTCAAGGTTGTTATGAGTGGTACTGAACAAGACCTATGGGAGTTCGTAGAAACTGCACGAAAAGAGTTTCGTAATCTTCCCCCCGAAGAGGTTGCATTCCCTAGAGGATGTAAAGGTCTAGTACAATATGCATGTCCTACAAATATCTATTCTAAGGGAACACCAATCCATGTCCGTGGTTCTTTGTTATATAATCATCAACTCAAGAAGAAGAACATCGACAGACGATATGAAATGATTAAGAATGGTGAGAAGATACATTTCAGTTATCTTACAACACCTAATCCTATCAATGAGAATGTTATATCATTCATGAATGTTTTACCAAGAGAGTTTGATCTACATCGATTCATTGATTACGACATGCAGTTTGACAAAGCTTTTGTTGATCCATTGAAGGTTGTTATCAGTTTAATTGGTTGGAATGTAGAACCAGTTGCAAGTTTAGATTCCTTTTTTGGATAAATAGTTTTATGGCATACAGTAAACAGGTAGTAGATAGATTCAATTCAGTTCTCAATAACCCACAGAAACATTCTGTCGGGAGATTTGATCCTAAAGACCCTAATGTTGCAACAGGAATGACTGGAGCTCCTGCCTGTGGTGATGTCATGAAACTTGATTTAAAACTTGATATTGATGAAAGAATAGAAGATGTTAAGTTTAAGACTTATGGTTGTGGTAGTGCAATTGCATCATCCAGTTTATTTGTTGACATGTTGATCGGTAAAACTATCGAAGAAGCAAAACAAATAAAAGATAAGGATATTGCAGCGATATTAGACCTTCCGCCGATCAAGTTACATTGTTCTGTTCTTGCAGAAGATTGTATCAAGAAAGCAGTCGAACATTGGGAGGAAAAGACTGCACATAGAAAACATAATTATAAGTAAAACACATGTACGAATATAATGTAACAGTTACAAAAGTTGTAGATGGCGACACAGTAGATGTAGATATCGATCTAGGTTTTGGAATGACCTACAAAAAACAAAGAGTAAGATTGATGGGTATCGATACGCCAGAGAGCCGAACAAGAGATTTAGTAGAAAAACTTTTCGGTAAAGCATCCAAGAAACATCTTAAAGAAATAATCCAAAACGCTGAAATGTTAACCTTAGTATCTCATGATAAAGGTAAGTTTGGTAGAATACTAGGTGAACTATATGTCTACGAGAATGTAGGACATCCACAATTTGAGGTGCATTACTCAGTCAATCAAAAGATGATTGATGACCACCATGCAGTTGATTATGCTGGTGGTAACAAAGAACAGATTCAAGAACAACATTTAAAACATAGACAACTACTAATAGAGAAAGGTGTCGTAACTCAGGAAGACATCGATAAGGTATCATGATTATATCTTTGATGGACATCTTTTACCTTGGTATGATATGTGTCATATTTGGGTTTATCATTCATCTTGAAGCTCAGGTTTCAACGATCAAGACCATGATTGAAAGTTTCTTAGATAGAAGAAACGGTAAGGCAATCAAAGATATAAAGAAAAAGAAATAAAACCCACTTGTCAGAAACCACAATATATACTATAATGGTTATATCATTATGAGAGGTGTATATGTCATTTATTAAAGACTTAGTTAAAGCAACAGGAAACGAATACGCAGGTGTCGTTTCTGATGGTGTTGCAGCTGGGGATGTAGACTCTTTTGTCGATACAGGGAGTTATGTCTTCAATTCATTATTGAGTGGTTCACTATACGGTGGATTACCTAAAAACAAAATCACTGCAATCGCAGGAGAATCAGCAACAGGTAAAACTTACTTTGCACTGGGAATGTGTAAACAGTTCCTAGAGGATAATCCCGACGCTGCAGTTATCTACTTCGAATCCGAATCTGCAATCAGTAAAGATATGATTGAGAGTAGAGGAATCGATTCAAATAGAATGGTTATCGTGCCTGTGGTAACTGTTCAACAATTTCGTTTACAGGCAATTTCTATATTAGATAGATATCTCGAAACACCCGAAGATAAGAGACCACCTATGATGATGTGTCTTGATTCATTGGGTATGTTATCTACAACGAAAGAGATTGAGGATACTGCAGAGGGTAAAGAAACCCGTGACATGACTCGAGCTCAAGTAGTTAAAGGTGCATTCAGAGTATTGACTCTAAAACTGGGTAGGGCAGGTGTCCCTATGATAGTGACTAATCACACTTATGATGTGATAGGTTCCATGTTCCCACAAAAAGAAATGGGTGGTGGTAGTGGATTGAAGTATGCAGCTTCTTCTATTATTTACTTGTCCAAAAAGAAGGAGAAGGATGGAACAGAAGTCATCGGTAACATCATTCATTGTAAGAATGCAAAGTCAAGACTTACAGTTGAAAACAGGATGGTCGATGTCAGACTAAACTATGAAACAGGTTTAGATAGATATTACGGTTTACTTGATCTTGCACTTGCAAGTGGTATCTTTAAGAAATCCTCTACGAGGGTTGAGTTACCAAATGGTAAAACTGAATTTGCAAAAACAATAAACAATAACCCTGAGAAATACTTTACAGATGATGTAATGGAAAGATTAGAGGTTGTAGTGAGAGATTATTTTAAATATGGAAACGAGAATAGAACAGACGATACTCAAGAATCTGATTCAGAATGAAGAGTTTACACGGAAGTGTATCCCATTTCTGAAGCCAGAGTATTTCACAGATACATCTGAAAGAACAATCTATGAATTGACATATGATTATTTTCAGAAGTATACTAAACCACCTACAACAGAAGCACTTCTCATAAACCTTGACAATTCTTCAAGTTATAACGAGAAAACAGTCAAGGACGCAAAAACTATTGTAGAAGGTTTCGGTAGTGAAGATACACCACAAGATTGGTTAGTCGATGAGACTGAGCAGTGGTGCAAAGATAGAGCAATCTATATCGCAGTGATGGATTCAATCGAAGTGATTGATAAGAAATCACAACGATCTACTGGTGAAATACCTGAGCTTTTGAAGGATGCACTCTCCGTGTCCTTTGATACACATATTGGTCATGATGTATTAGAGGACGCAGATGATAGATTTGAATTCTATAATACTGAGGAAGAGAAACTTCCTTTTGATCTAGAATACTTCAACAAGATTACCAAGGGTGGATTACCTAACAAGACTTTGAATATTTGTCTTGCTGGTACTGGTGTTGGTAAGTCATTGTTCATGTGTCATATGGGTTCTGCAGCTTTGATGATGGGTAAGAATGTATTGTACATTACTCTAGAAATGAGTGAAGAAAGGATTGCAGAAAGAATTGATGCAAATTGTTTGAATGTACCTATGAAAGAACTTCCTGATATGTCTAAGAAGATGTATGATAAGAAGATCGAGAAACTCAAGAACAAAACCAAAGGTAAATTGATTGTAAAAGAGTATCCAACTGCAGCTGCACATGCTGGACATTTCAGACATTTACTACAAGAGTTGGATATTAAGAAAGACTTTCAACCTGATATTATCTTTGTTGATTATCTAAACATTTGTGCATCACATAGAATCAGACCAGGCTCAGGTGCAAACTCTTACACACTGGTGAAGAGTATTGCAGAAGAACTTAGAGGTCTTGCAGTGGAGTATGATGTACCAATTATGAGTGCAACTCAAACAACAAGATCAGGATATGGTTCAACAGATATCGGACTCGAAGATACCTCAGAATCGTTTGGTCTTCCAGCTACAGCTGATATGATGTTTGCATTGATTACCAGTGATGAACTAGAAGAACTAGATCAGTTGGTAGTTAAACAGTTGAAAAACAGATACAATGATCCTACAATATTCAAGAGGTTTGTAATTGGTGTTGATAGATCAAGAATGAAACTATATGATTGTGAACAAGAAGCTCAAGAAGAGTTGATTGATTCTGCAGATGATTATGATGATAGTATACCAGTTGCAGACAGAGGCAGAGATCGGTACTCAGATTTCAAGATTTAAAACCCTCTTGACCGTAGTATAAATAATATGTTATACTATAAGATGCATTATGAGTAATACGACATTAAAATCGAATGAAGTGATAGATACTATCACCTATAAGATCGAACTCAAAAAATCCTTGAGGGAGGCCAAGAAATCAGGCAATTTAAAGCAGGCAGACCTCATTCAACTTAAAATTCAACAGTTAGAAGAAAAACTCCGTTCCTCACCATTGTCAAAAACCTAAATAGTTCAATAACTAATTTTTTAGGAGAAAACAATGGCATGGTCAGATGATATTGCATTATTAGATTTAAAAATTGCACGACAACAACGATGGGTTGATTGGTATGAGGGTGTAAACAGTAATGTCTTTGGCCCTAGAGGAGAGAATGCAGATTGGAGTAATCCTTCTCATACAGACGGATGTAATCCCGATGATACTACAGGTGCATCAAATCATAGATGGACTGGTACAGGTGGTGCAAACGCTTACTTTGCATGGTGGAGAAGTCAGTATCCAAGTGTAGATGAGAATGAAACTGATGCACTTACCCTTGGGGTTTACGAGCAATGGAAGGATTGGAACGACAATTTGTCTCAAGACATTGCAAACCAAGCAGATTACACTTCGACTCTAAACAGTCACAAAGATACCCTTACTGCATTTCAAAACAAAAAGGCAGCTTTACAAGCAAAAATTGACAACGGTGACCTTGACGGTGACCCGAACGCATAGTATAATAGGAATATTATGGGTGCAAAAAACTTACATCTAGAACACTTAGAGGACGAGATTATCAATCAAGGTATTGATGGTGGTCGTGGTGCAATAAACTTTTTACAGGGTCTTAGAGATATGTTAAAAGGTAATGCATCATCAGGTGTAAAGATGACTGTAAAATGGGATGGAGCTCCAGCTATATTTTGTGGTAAACATCCTGAGACAGGTCAGTTCTTTGTTGCAAAGAAATCACTGTTCAATAAAGAACCACTCTTTTACACATCAGAACAAGAGATCAAAGATTCAGGTGATTTATCAGGTCAGTTAAAAGAAAAGTTTCTTACATCATTCAAATATCTTTCTAAACTATCTTGGAACACTATCATGCAAGGTGATCTAATGTACACCAATGAT